GGGTATTATCCGAGGGCATTATAAAAGCCCCTGCAAGGGGCTGTAAACCGCTTGCAAGGGGCGCGGTTGTATGGCTGTCAATGTCCAGGGGCGCGGCGGCTGTAAAGGGCCGTCAAGGGGCTGTGATAATGGCATGAAAAAACCGGGAAGTTAATTCCGGTTCGGCTTTTCGTTTAATCTCAATTTGTGTTTTCGACCTTGCACCTTTGGCAGCGTTAAAGCCTGTTCAGGGGTCAAACCGTGGCGAACCCTTGCCAAATATGCCGATTTGCTAACCCCGTATATTTTGCACCATTCTGGGACGGTTTTCTTTTCTCCGTTGATCGTGACACATTTCCCGCGCTGATTGTTTGGACGTGTTACAGCTTCCTCCAACGGTGTACCGCGCTTTATTCTCCAATACAACCGGCGCGGCGTAATGCCACAATTAGCGGCCCATTCTGCAAAAGACTTTGTAACCCCGTTGACCGTCAAAGTCTTGTTGATATAATTTTGCGTCGTGTTCTTGAGTTGATCGGGCAAGGGAATCCATGTACAATTATCGGGGCAATAATTCCCGTTTACGTCGATTCGCTCCAGGGTCAACCCGTCTTTATATCCATGAGTAAGCGCCCATATACAAAACGGGTCAAAATCCTGTTTCCATTCGTCGCAAACTGAAATACCGCGCCCGCCATAGTGTGAATAATTCACACTATGCGGGTTATTGCAACGCTGTTTCATGCCGTTGTAAATGCTATATAATCTCTTGTTGCTTCTCCAAAGTGTGCTCATTTTATCGCCCTCCAAACAATTTGATTTTGCCTTTGCCGTATTTGTGCCAATGGTTCAAAATGCGCTGTATTTCGGATTCTTCAACATACGGCAGCATATATAAATCAATATCGCCGCCCCGCCTATAATAGCCGTAAGCCTTGCCCGCTATGCGCGGATTAGGGAGATTTTCACACCCGCACATGTCAAGTATATTTCGGCTGTCTTGCTTTGTGGCGGTTCTCAAAGCAATACGCGCATCAAAATTGCACTTTAATTCCGTGGGAATCACCTTGCAGATTGGGGATTGAGTGCAGGCGATAAGATGAACGGCAGCGGCCCGTCCAATTTGCGCTATACGTTGAAGCAGGGGAAACGCCTGTTTTCTATGCGTTGTCATAAGGTCTTGCAATTCGTCCACGATGACGTAAATGTGTGAACCGTCATAAGATCGGAGGCCGCGCCTTTGACAATCCTTGTAACGTAGCATAATCAAGTCAACGGCATATTTCAGCGCGCTAATCATGTCCGGCCCGGTGCAAGCATATTTCAGCGTATGCGGCAAATTGCGATAGGGCGCAAGCTCCGTCAATTTCGGGTCAAGTAAAATTAGGCCAACTTTGCAAGGCGCATTGTAAAGCATAGTATAAATCAAGCTGTTTTCAAATACGCTTTTTCCGCTTCCCGTCGCCCCTGCAATCAGTAAATGAGATTGTGTCAAGCAATCGGCACACAGCCGGGAATATTCGCCCGCGGGCGTTTGCCATGTTCTAACCATTGTTATTAATCCTCCTTTATCGAACAGTACAATCAACCGAGTAAACGTCAAACATTGCTTTGATGCAATCCGATTTTGTGTCGTAGTTTCCGCGCCTGGATGATGCTTCGAGTGTGCCGTCGATGTTTAGCCTATAGTCTACGATTTCATATAGCTTTACATCGCCTAATCTGATTCTTTCCGGCCGAACGGCGTGAAAATATCCGCGCTGATTGTAATACCAAACAAAAGCACCTTCCGCAGATATATAACCTTTGTTAATCGTGACGTGTTGCGTGTTGCCTTGCGCTCGTTCTATGATTGCGCGGCCGGCTGCTGAATATGTAGGCATAAGCATTGTTTGCACCTCCTGCTACCTTATAATGAGTTTTATTCCGAGTTCGCGCAAGCGATCCGTGAAAATTTCAATTTCACCGCCGTCCGTGCGCATGATTGCCGCACATCCTTCGCCGTTTTCGTTGATGTGGAAAGGGCGGTTATTGTCGTTCGTTGTCGTGTACTTCGCGCAATAGTATTCCGCGCCTCCGTCCGTCTGGTGATAGTACAATTTCATTATTTTAACCTCCTGTCTCTGTGTGTCCTGTCGCCCTTCTGCGCGGCCTCCTGCGCTCTCTGTTCATTCGCTGGAGTGTTTCACCGCCGCGCTGCCTGGGGCGCTGTGATGGCCCTTTGAGAGCCTTATGTGACGTTCTTCTTCTTCGCTCTATCCTTCTTCGCTCTGTCCATGCTTTGCACGTTCGCGGTTAAAACCGTGTCGCGGCTATTCCCTCCCGGCCGCGCCCGGTGTCCCCTGTCGGGTCGATGTGCAACCCCCGCCCAGGTGGGCGGGACGCTCCCGGCCTAATGCCTGTTTTACGTCGCCGGGACGACGGGCGGGTTAGAAGTTCACAGCTTCGCGGCGCTCTTTTTCGTAGATGGTCTCATAGTGATAACGCCCGTCGTACTGGTTGCGCACTCTGACGCGGCGACTGTCGCGGCGAATAACGGAGGGGGCAGCTTTGACCAGCATATTATAGATCAAGTTGGCAGCTTCGCGGCGGTCTGCGTCGGTCGCGTCGGCGCGGAAAAAGCAATCATACAGCCATTCTTTTTTGTCGCTCTCCAGGCAGGCGCAACTGCTAACAGTGCCGTTTACGTCGATCGGGGTTTTCTGATAGTAGAATTCGAAAAACGGGTTGCTGTCGGTCTGATAGTAGTAGTACATCCCGCCCAGCTTAAAGCTGATATAAGCGCTTGACCAGGTGCAGTGATGGACGGTGCGCGGGGTGTTGTCGACCCGTTCCCACTTCTCGATGTCGGCGCGGAGGCGCTTTATCGCGTCGGTGCGGTGCTCGTTCGTGCCGGGGGCCTCGGCTTCGATGCGCTCCAACTGCTCCAGGCGGGCGGCGGCTTCGCGCTTGTTCGTGTTCAATGCGCGGTTTTCGATGATGGTCACGGTTCCGGGCTTCACGGTGCCGCCGTTGTTCTCCACGATCGCGGCGAGTTCTTCAATGATGAGAGCGGCGTTATAGTCCCAGTTGGACAGATACAATTTGTTTTCCTTCATGGTGTAAACCTCCTCTAAAATGTCGCTGTGTTCATGTCCTCTTGACAGTTATTATAATACACCAATATTGGTATATTGTCAATACCATTATTGGAATTTGATATATACAAATATTGGAATTATTTTTGTGCAATTTGTATACAAATATTGGTTCTTATATACCTCTTGACATAATACCGATATTGGTATACAATATAGTCAAATAATTGTATAAGGGGGTTAATAGTATGATAGACTTTTCACCGCTTGACAATATCCTGCGTAAACGCCGACGCACATATACATCATTAGTCCAGGATCGGATTATAGGCGGCGGCACGTTGTCCAGGTTGAAACGGGGCGACGGCGTTTCAACTGATACGATTGACGCGCTATGCAATGCCCTGCATTGTAAACCAATGGACATAATGAGATATACACCCGGCGATAAACCCGCCGCCCCGCCCGATCATACAACCGACAAATAACAACCGCCCTCGGCAACGTCCGGGGGCTTTTCATTTGTCCAGGCGCGGCCCGTGGCAATATCCAGGGCATACCATAGGCAACTGGCAACCCCTGCCGCCTGTCGCCATCTGTGCGGCCCTGTGCGCCCTGTGTGGGCCGTCCTGCTGTCGCCCTGTCCGCTGTCCGTATCAGGTAGACACAAGATATTGCCATCAGAGCCAAAGTAGACACAATATATTGTGGTCATTGCAGGAAGTAGACACTATATATTGTGGTGTGTCCGTCTGGTAGAGACATATATCAGTATATGTCCGCGTGGTAGGGACAATGTAACCCTCATTGTTACAACGACAATTCAAAAACCCGAACATTCTACCGCATTACAGCCGATAATGTTCGGGTTTTTCTATGCATATTCCCTGTATAAACGCTGTATAATAGGGAATAGCTATGGGAAACACATTGGATATAGGCATAGACTATTGAAATGTGGCATAAGACTGCACAAAAGCGAACTTTAGCGAAAAGATATGCCATTGTTAGCAAAATATCTTGAAATACCCCAGGGGGAATAAGGGCGGGGGCAAGATCAGCGGCGGGTTAGTATTTCACCACCCGCGAGAAGAAAAAAACGGGGTATAAATCGACCATAGGCGGTACGAAAACCACCGAAAATCGCATAATAAACTCATAACAAGACACAAAAACCGCTGTCGAATTTCGGTCATAATTGGCCTTGTAAAAAGTAAAAACCCTTATATATTTTTTACTTTTTACAAAACGCAGAAATGCCAAAGCGTTATGTTAAGTGTGGGGGGGACAGAATCCCCCCACACACATAACACTTTGCGAGCTTTCACGACTTTTTACGCGGGGAAAGAGTTTTTACAAGGCTGGGGGAAAGAAGGTTGACGAGAATTGGGTTTGTGAATATAATATCAGCGAAAATAACGGAGGTAGATATGGACATTCAGAGCCTTGTCCGCGAATTGCGCGAAAAAATCAAAAAACAGCCCTATGGGTACAGTGGGTACGAGGGGATGTTCAACGCCTGTAAGTTGCTGATGAAGGATGACTTCGCCGCAGGGTTGGACGGTGTGCGTTGGCTGTCGGCGCAGATCATGGCCTGTATGCCCGTGATGGCTGCGACGAACAAAGCAGAGGTTGGTCTGCTGTTCGCTCTGCATAAGTCAGTGTTGCTGGCTGCTGCTCCGTATGACTTTGACAGCTTCTTGTTGTATGTGGAGTGGAACAGGGAGCCGAGCAAGAAGTTTTACGCGCCAAGGAGGAAGCAACTAAAGGTTGTCGTGGATGCCTTGCAGGACTTGTCCGACGACAGGCTGGACTTGTTGGCTATCTCGATGCCTCCTGGGACTGGCAAGAGTACACTTGCGATATTCTACCTGACATGGTTGGCGGGGAAATATCCTGATGCGCCGATGCTTACGGGCAGTCATAGCAATTCGTGGGTACGCGGGGCGTATGACGAATGTTTGCGGATCATGGACGCGAACGGTGAATACCTGTGGCATGACGTGTTTCCCGACGTACAGGTGAGCAGCACGAACGCGAAGGACTGCCGCATTGACCTTGGCAAGCGCAAGAGGTTTGAGACATTGCAGTTCACGTCGATTGGTACTGGCAACGCTGGTTTGTACAGGGCCATGCAGCTTTTGTACTGTGATGACCTTGTGAGTGGTATCGAGGTTGCCATGTCGCGTGAGAGGTTGGATAAACTGTGGGAGATATACAATACGGACTTGCGGCAGAGGAAGATTGGGCGGTGCAAGGAACTGCATCTGGCAACACGCTGGTCAACTGGTGACATCATAGGGCGGTTAGAAGCGGAATATGGCGAAGGTGACAGGGTACGGTTCATAGTGATGCCCGCCGTGGACGAGAACGACGAGAGCAACTTTGACTATCCGTATGGGGTTGGGTTCAGCACACAGTTCTATCATGAGCAGCGGGAGATCATGGACGATGTGAACTGGCGGGCGTTGTACATGAATGTCCCTGTGGAGAGGTTCGGGCTGCTCTATAGCGCGGATGAATTACGGAGGTACTTTGAACTTCCTGACGGAGAGCCTGACGCGATAGTGGCTGTATGTGACACGAAAACAAAGGGTTCTGACTACTGCGTGATGCCTGTTGCGTATCAGTATGGGGCTGATTTCTATATCGACGCTGTGATTTGCGACAATAGCAACAACGATTCCGTGGAACCTCGGTTGGCTTCGCTACTGACTGAGCGTGAGGTTCAGATTGCGCGGTTTGAGAGCAACCAGGCTGGCGGGAAGATTGCAGAGAAGATACAGGGCATGGTCAAAGAATTGGGCGGCAGGGCAAAGTTGACAACGAAATACACGACAGCGAATAAGGAAACACGTATCATTGTCGCCCAGCCGTTTATCTTGGAACATTGTTTGTTCAAGGATGATTCTGTGATAAAGAGCGACAAGGAATATCGGCGGTTCCTGCAAATGATGTGTGGGTATACTACGGCGGGAAAAAATAAGCACGATGATGTTCCGGACGCGCTTGCGATGCTGGCAGAGTTCATACAGTCCTCATTTGGCATGAACCGGGTAGAGATCGTGAAAAGGCCGTTCTAAAACCGAATATTATTGTGTGAAAATTCGTTTAATGTTCGGAATAAGCCGAACATTCATTGGAAAAATGATGTTTTGTCAAGCAAAACCGCTTGACAAATTACCCGTTTTGTGGTAGTATACGCTTAGATAGGACTATGGAGGCGCGTATGCTGACAGAGAAAGAGGTTGCGGCCATCAATGAAT